GTCGAAGTCATCAGCTTCAAGGTGTGAAACATCATTCTTGCTTTTACCGCCTTTGCGTTTCCCTTTTGGCTGCGCTTTCTCGCTTGAGCCTTTACCTTTAACTGTGCTGTGTTGGCTATCTTGTTCACCAGCTGCAGCTCGTTCGAGTGTTGCCCGCTGTTTCTTCAGCTTCACATGCTTTTCGATAAGCATATCCAGCTCTTTGATCTGGTTTGGTGTTTTGTCAGCAATGCCGGTTAACAGCACAACACGGCGAGCAATGGCCTCGTCGACTTCCTCTTCACGCAGCATATCGCGCCAACTGTTCTTGTCGGCCCAATAGTAAATAATTCGGCTATTTGGAAAACCCAGTTCAAGGCGGATCTCTTCAGGCGTCCAGCGTCTTAAATAGAGCCGTTTTGCTGCTTCGCGTATTTCGGGAGAGTATTTAGCCAAGGGTTAATGATGCCCACACAATTGAAAACTGGCCCCAGTGTATTCACTTATAAACTGACTATAACTGACTAATTTTCGGAACAATTCGGATTTAGGTCTCTATCCGAATTAGCGAGAACTTTGCCCAGTGCTAAGCCTTATTCAACTGGCTATGCTGGCCGTCAAATAGATGAATTTTCAATAACCACTAATGCAAAAGGCCATCAAATGTCGCAACTAGCAACCGACTGGATCCGTATCGCCACCGAAGGACAGACATTTAGAAATGTGCCTATTGAGCGTCAGTGGTTGGTTGATATTGCTGAAACTTACAAAGTTGAAACGTATGGCGCACGTATCTGGCCTGATCATCGTCGTTGGTATGGTGCCTGGGGTGATGTATTAGAAGTTAAAACCGAAGAGCAAGACGGCAAACTGCGTCTGTTCGCCAAATTAAGGCCTAATGCCCAACTTATCAATGCCAACGAGCAAGACCAAAAAGTATTTACCTCTATTGAAGTTGATCCCAATTTTGCCCAATCGGGTAAAGCCTACCTCACAGGTTTGGGCGTAACTGATGAACCAGCCAGTTTAGGTACCGACCGCCTTAAGTTCTCCACTAAAGAACGCTATGCAACGCATAAATATGGCGCGCCTGAACAGCTGGTTATCAGCTATCCCATTATCGAAAGTGAGGAGTCAGCACTATTTAGTGCACTAGGTAAGTTTTTTAAAACATTCTCGCCGCAACAGGCACAAGAACTCACAGAGGAAGAACCAATGAACAAAGAACAGTTTAAGCAACTAACAGACCAGCTTGATGGCCTTGGCAATAAGGTTACCGATCTCGAAGGAAAGGTTGAGGCATTTGGCAAAAAGCCTGAAGTGAAACCAGAAGTTAAACCAGAAGTTAAGCCTGAAGTGAAACCAGAAGTTAAGCCTGAAGTGAAACCAGAAGGCGTGACGGGCGAGCAGTTCTCAACGCTACTGGACAAAATATCAGGTCTTGCAGATAAGACCGACAAGCTAACGACTGACTTCGCCGCACTCAAGCAAGAAACACCTGGTCAAGAGCCAAAGCCGGAAGGTTTGGGCGAATCTGAAAGTTGCACGGTATAAGCGTCTATTTTCTGAATTGAACGGCCTGAACTGAACAATCATCACAGCGAGAGAGAACTATGAATTTAACCCCAATAGCTAAGGCTCACGTAAAAGAGTACTGCGCTGATATTGCAAAAAACTATCAAGTTGACGATGTGCATCATCAGTTCAGCGTCACTGCGCCGATGGAAATCAAGCTACGCGCCGCCATGCTTGAAGCCGTCGACTTTCTAAAACTTATTACAACTATGCCAGTGGACCAGATCCAAGGCCAAGTGGTTAAAGTGGGTAGTACATTAATTGCTACCGGTCGTAAAGAAAACGGTCGCTTTGTCAGTGGTCAAGATGTTGATGGCAACACTTATCAACTGGTTGAAACGGATTCCTGTGCGGCGGTGACTTGGGCAACCTTGTCGGTATGGGCTAATGCAGGTAACGCGAAACAGTTTATGAAACTGATGAGCCAGAACGCCACTCTGCGTTTTGCCCTGGATAAACTACGTGTTGGTTTTAACGGTACATCAGTCGCCAAGACAACGGATCCTGCGGGTAACCCATTGGGTGAAGATGTTAACAAGGGCTGGCAACAGATAGTGAAAGAGAAAGCGCCGTTGCAGATCATCATTGATCCTATCTATTTTAATCCTGATGGTGATGTGAATGCCCTGAAAGATAATGAGTATAAGACCCTTGACGCTATCGTCACTGAGCTTAAAAATACTCACATTCACCCGACCTTGCGCACCGACCCTCGTTTGGTTGTTTGTGTTGGTAGTGATTTAACCGCCGCCGCTCAAGCTAGAGCTGCGAACCAAGCCGATACACCATCTGAGCGTGTAGCCGTTCAGAAGATGGATAAAACCATCGGTGGGTTAAATGCTTACACCCCGCCATATTTCCCTGCTAAGCGCATTACTGTGTGTTTGCTTCCTCATCTGCACATCTACACCCAGAAGGGTACGAGTCATCGTAAGTCTGAAAACGTAGAAGACCGCAAGCAGCATGAAGATAAATATCTGCGTTGGGAAGGTTATGGCGTTGAAGAGTTAGAGGGGTATGCCTCTGTCGATGAAAGCGCCATGAACATTGGCGCAGTGCCAGCGGCTTAACCCGTAAGTATCAGGCACTCAGTGAGTGCCTGAACATCTAATCATTACAGATAAAAAAGGACTCGTTATGGCTGGTGCAATTGCGAATTTTAAAAAGCGTCGTCAAGCGGTACAGGCGAAGTCGAACCAAGCAGGTGTTGAGCATGATGATACGCCAGCTCCTGTAAATGAAGCGTTAGCGCTACTTGCTTACCTACTCGGTTGTGATGAGAGCCAAGCCATTGACAAGGCCCGTGAAGCTGTAAAAGAAAAAGCCCGTTTCATTGAGGTCAATATTGATCTTGCTGCTGGCGAAGACAAAACAGTTATCGCAGAAGTGACTACAGATGATGGTGGCAACATCACCGACATTAAAACCGAATTAGCTGACGGCGCAGACTCAGTAACCGATGCCGCTGATAGCGTTATCCAAGCCGCTGACTCTGTAAGTCAAGCCACAGCCAGTGTTGAAAGTGCCGCCAATGATGTGAGCGACTCAGCATCTGATATTAGCGATGCAAGTCACGAAGTATCAAACAGCGCCGCCAGTATTGCCGATGCCACTGCCGATATTGCCGCCGCCGCTGATGAGATGAAAGAGGTGGTCAGTGAAGTAAAAAAATCACCGGCGGAGCCTTCATCCTCGCCATCAAAGAGCGAAACGAAGCCAGAAAAAAGCTCGAAAAAGTAAAGCAGTCCGGCTCTGCGTCCTATGCCCCAAGTTTGCATTTGCAACTGGCTGAACTCGATGAAGACCTAAAGCAGTTAAAAGCCTTTGTCAGACGTGAAGACAAGATAGCCCATAAACGTGATGTGTTGCTGCCAAAGTGGTTACCCATCGTTGATAAGTATTTGGCCGAGGTGGCCGCAAAGGAGATTGAACCCAGTGATCACCCTATTTTTGCTCGTTGCATTATTTGGCTGTTCGATGTTTCTGACTATGGCCGAGCCCTTGAATTCGCCTTTAAGGCTATCGAACTGGGTCAACCTAAGCCTGAAGGTATTCGCCGCGAGTGGCCGAGTTTTATCTCAGATACGGTATTCGACTGGGCAGAGACTCAGGCGGAACTTGGCCACAGTGTTGAGCCTTACTTCACTCAAGTGTTTAACCAGGTTGCAAACCATTGGCGCTTGGCTGAGCCAATCACGGCAAAGTTTTATAAGTTCGCGGGTTTGGCGCTACTGCGTGCAACAAATGGCGACGTTAAGCCAACGCAGGTGGGTGACATCGATACGCTACAAAAAGCTGATGGCTTATTAGAGAAAGCCGCCAGCTTGCATAAAGGCGTAGGCGTTAAAACCGTCAGAAACAAGATTGATATGAGAATACGTGCACTAGAAGCATACGGCTCGAAAAAGCCAGGTTAATAGTGCAGGGAACGACTCCCAACCCCTCCAGTGCATTGGCTGAGTGTTTAACGGGCGACCGCTAAAAACCACTGTGACGCCAACTGCACTGAACCTAATTAGCGAAACAGCCCTGAGCGGCAGTTGATGAGAGTATGAGCATGAGCGGATTTGGGTTTAATGCAGGTGGACAGGCAAGCATTGATATCGACAAAGACAGTGGCTGGCCTGCGCTGTCGTCGGGTGAATTTCGCACCCATCGTCGTATCCCTGAAACCTTCGAAGAGCAAGCCCTTGCCGACTCACTCAATCGCAGTGTTGCCGAAGTTCAGCAGCAGTTAACCGAGTACATTGCAGCGACCGACAAGGATGTCCCCTTCGCCCTAGGTATTGGTTTGATCCCCGACTTTACTGATGCACAGATAAGCATCTATCGCGGGGCTGTTTATGCCCGTAGCCATGCCGATCTGTTGGGCTATTTTTCTGCAGTCGACCAAAAAGAGTCCGGCAATAACAAGGCGCAAGACCCTGAGCAGCAAGACACAATTTTAGCCCAAAGTAGTCGCGGTATTCGTTTATTACTCGGCCTTGACCGTGTTGGAGTACACAGTTTATGAGCGAGCCTGAAAATAAGACCCAGTTGCAGATGTTGACCAAGTTTTTATTAACTAGCTTATCGCCAGTGATCAAGGCCAATAATATCGATGCCTGGCAAGAGCGCGGCACCCTGATTTTATCCGGTGAAGACCGTGGCCAAGGTGGATACCAAATCGCGAAGTGGAAGCACAACGCAGTGATCGTCATTGAAAAGTTTCCCCATCGTAAAGTCAATCCATACAGCCTGCTAGCCATGGTTGCGGCTTACCTTATCGATAGTGGCTGGGACAGAGACAGATTTGATTTGAGCGACCCTGAATTAGATCTCGATGCGGTCAGTAAAGATGATGTGACCGTGATCATCGAACTGCCGCTGATTGACGATATCGAAATTATTGTCGATGAGAACGGGCCGGTGATCTTCGATGGCCAGCGTTACCGGGTAGATATGGTCCCCGTTGATTTTGCCGAATCCGTAGAGCTTGAAAGTGAGCAGGCTTAACCATGAGCTTAGTTATTACCCCAAATAAGCAACAGGCCTTAAGCCTTAAAAACCAATTATTACTGTTATCGCTGCCAGACAATAAACGTGTCCGAATCTTAAAAACGTTAGGGATTAATGAACGTAAATTGGCCAGAGAACGAATTAAAAAGCAGAAAGACGTAAACGGTAAATCGTTTGAACCGCGGAAAGGAAGTGGCAAGGATAAATTATTAAAGCGACTAGGGAAAACCCTTAAACCATTTGTTTTTAATAAGAACAGATTAGAACTAAAACATGAGAATCCATCAGTAGGTAAGGTCGCCGCTTTTCACTCAGAAGGTGGCTCGTTCACCATGAACAAAGTCAAAGTAGATCGACGCTTTGGAAAGATTGATAAAAACAAACCATGCAGCAGAGGTCAGGCGAAAGCTTTATCGAGCAAAGGTTTCAAAGTTAGAAAAAACAAAGGTAAAAGTTTTCGTAGGGCAACAGTAAAAGAACTTATGTCAACTCTAACAATGACTCAAGCGGGGGCCATATTGAAAAGGCTTCGTAATAGAGGGGACAAATCAAGTTGGAAAACAAAAGCACCACCTCGCCCATTCTTGGGTGATACCCCTGCCAATGTGCAGGCCGAATTAGTCAATATTTTAGAGCGAATGGGCTCACGTTAAAAAAGGATATCCCCATGGCATTAGGTTCAGTCGGTGTAAATAATCAAAATTTAGGACAGGGCGACATTCAAGGCGTTGAGCGTCACTTCCTGTTTGTCGGTCGTGCGGGCAATGCAGAGGAGGAGAGCCAGCTTTATAGCGTTAACGCTCAAACAGATCTCGCCTCCATGTTTGCCGATAGCCCTTTACGTACTCAAGTGTTATCCGCACAGCAAAATGCGGGGCAAAACTGGACCGCCGCTGTTTATCCCCTGGCTGATGCTGAAACCATTAACACCGCCATCGACAACGCGAATGGGGTGCAAAGTTTTGAATCTGTGGTGGTGTGTGATGTGCAAACCACAGCAGAAGCTATCAGTGGTATCCATGACAAATTGTTTAGCTTGCAAGCCAAACTTGGCCGTTTTGTATCAGCCATCGTGGCCTTAGCGGGTATCGATAAAGTCACTCAAACGTGGCCGCAGTATGAAGCCGCTATGGTTGCACTCATCGACACGTTAGCGAATCACTTAGTGGTGCCTGTGCCTCAGTTACACGGTAACAACGTGGGTGTGTTGGCGGGGCGTCTTTGCAATCGTGCGGTCAGCATTGCTGATTCACCCATGAGAGTGGCCACAGGTTCAGTGATGGGCTTAGGTGTTAATCCAACTGACAAAGATGGGACCCCTCTCGAACTCTCAACCCTAAGCACCTTGGCCACTGCGCGCTTTAGTGTGCCTCAGTGGTATTCGGGTGTAGAGGGTATCTATTGGGGCGATGGTACAACGCTAGATGCCGTAGGCGGTGATTATCAAGTTATCGAAAATCTGCGAGTGGTGCATAAAGCGAGTCGTGAAGTACGCATTCTAGCCATTCGCCGTATTGCCAACCGTGCACTTAACTCTACGCCCAACAGTATCGAGTTAAACAAGGGTTACTTTATGAAGCCTCTGCGCATCATGAGTAAAAGCTACATCATTTTAGACCAAGTGTTCCCAGGTGATGTGATGGCCCCCGTTGATGGCGATATCACCATTGAGTGGAAAACCAGAAAACAGGTGGTGATTTACATGGTGGTTCGTCCGTACAACAGCCCTAAAGCGATCACAGCCAACATCATGTTAGATCTCAGCAACATCTAAGCCTATTAACCCGATTAATAACCGAAGAGCAGAGGAAACACTATGCGCTTATCCGGAATGAATTTTAACGTCAACTTTGGCGACATGAAGCTGAATGTTATCTCAGCCAGCTTGACCATTAGTGACAACAGTGCCGTATCGCAAACCAATGGGGTACCCGATGGTGCCGTCGATGGTGATGTGGCGGCCAGTGGTGACATTGTGGTTAATGCTGCAGGGTTCAAAATCATCAGCGAAGCCGCCAGACGTGCAGGCTCGTGGCGTGCACTGCCAAACTTCGACGCCCTATTTTATGGCAAGACCTCACAAGATGAGATGAAAGTGGAGGCGTTCGGCTGTCGTTTGAAATTGAGCGACCTGCTCGATATCGACACAAAAGGCGGCAGTGGCTCTGAGTTCAAAATCGGTTATGACGTCACCGACCCCGACTTTGTTCATATTGACGGTGTGCCGTACCTGCGACCAGATGAAATTGAAAGCATCGTTCAGTAATAAATAGTCCAGTAGGTACCGAAATGGATGATGTTGATTTATTAGTGAAGCAGGAGGAGCGGCGCGAGGCAAGGGCTAAAAAGAAACGCCTTAGCGCCAGCATTAGGCCTAGCGCCAGCCACTGTATCGAATGTGATAAGCCGATACCCCAACTTCGTAGAGTCGCGGTGCCAGGTGTTGAATTGTGTATCGAGTGTCAGACGCTTGCAGAAGAGGAAAAGAAGCGATGAAAAACACTAAGGTGAATTTTGGCTTTATTTCAGGTTTAGAAGGTGGGCCAACGCTAACCGGCTATGTGCCAGATCCCGAGAATTCAAAATCAGGTGTGACTATCGCGACCGGGTTTGATATTGGCCAGCGTTCAGTCGAAGACCTGCAAAAGCTGTTGCCGCAGTCATTGGTTAGCAAGCTTAGTCCCTACTGCCAGGTAACCAAACATTCAGCTAATGCAGCTTTGAATGAATGGCCGTTAACCATCACTGGTGACGAAGCCGATGTAATTGACCTGTGCGTTAAAAGCCAGCTGCTTGAGCAACTGCAGCATAGATATAACCGTTCATCCGATGTGCCCTTTAATGAGCTGTCGGAACACGTGCAAACCGTGATTGCTTCGGTGGCGTTTCAGTATGGTAATTTAGCCAAGCGATGCCCGTCATTTTGGCAAACCGCCATCACGCAGGATTGGCAGGCAATGGATGCCGAGCTGTGTAACTTCGGTGACCGTTACCCGACACGCCGTAAGCGTGAAGCCGATTACTTAAAGCTGGGGAGTTAGTTATGGGCTGGTTTTCAACGATTTTGGGTACGAATCCTATCGAAGCGATAGGCAAGGCGGGTGACGCCCTGTTTACCTCTGACGAAGAGCGAAAGCAGCTCGATAATGACCTTGTAGAGATCCAGCAGAAACCTATGTTAATGCAGGCTCTGGCTAACACCATGGCCGCACAGCACAGGTCGGTTTTTGTAGCCGGGGCCCGTCCGTTTTTGATGTGGGTTTGTGGTTTGGGTTTTCTGTTTGCCTTCGTGATTAATCCTATATTGCAATGGCTGTGGCCTGATGTAGGTACGCCAGACTTACCACTCGACGCAATGATGGAGCTTACCCTTGCCATGTTGGGGTTAGCCAGCTTACGTACTGTCGAAAAAATCAAAGGGGTAGCTAAATGAATCAAGTGGCAGATTGGGTGATGGTGGTGATTGCCTTTATGAGCTTAGTGCTGGGCGTGCTGGTACCACTATTTGTCAGTTTGTCTAATGCGCACAAAAGCACGGCCAAAGAGCTGAGCGACCATAAAACCCATGTGGCAGAAAACTATGCCACCAAGGATGACGTAAAAGAGTTGGGCGATCGGATGGAACGCCAGATGAAAGACGGATTTAACAACCTCAAAGACTTACTAACGACCAATAAAGATAAGGATGCAGCATGAAAAAGACAGTGATTCTAACCATAGGCAACACAGAGTTTAAATTTAACCTGACCGTGAATGACCATTCTGATTTTGTAGATAGCGTATCTCGCGGCGGCTCGATGTGTAGCGCCTCGCACAACTTTGTGATGCGTACCATCGATAAGGAGCAGAAAGAGGAACTGAAAAAGTTACTCGCCGAATCACCTGGTGCAGAGGTTCAAATTGCGGGGGCGCTGAAAGGTGAGTTCTCACCAATTCTGGAAATTGCAGTAAAAAAATAAACGCGCTGGTTGAGTCGATTGAAAACAACCAGCTTGAGCAGATGCTGACTATTCGTCGGCATCAGTTACCGCACGAAGATGACAGCGAACAGTCAATTGCCCGTGCGATTTGGCTACACAAGAACCATTTAGAGAGCCTTGAAATAGTCACCGCCAACGGCGTGAATAAGGCCTTTGCTGGTAAGTAACGGGGAGAGTGATCACCAATGAGCCTGCCAAAACCTTTGATGTTTACCGTTGGTTTGGTTGACCAGATCACTAAACCGATAGCTAAGATTAGTCAGCAGTTCAACGGGCTGGCGTCTAACTACCAAGCCGGAACTATGCAGATGGCCACTGGCGTGGGCGGTATGGCGGCAGCTGGTATGGCACTGCAAAGCTCATTAATGCCTGCCATTGAAATGGATCGCGTGTTGGGCGAAGTTAAGTCACTCGATGTGCGAGACTCTGCTCTAAAGCAGCTGGCCAACACCTCCTATGAATACGCGCTCAAGTATGGCAAGTCGGCCACCGAATTCGTCAGCTCAAGCTATGATATTCAGTC